GCTGACGAAGACGACGAAAACATAGATGTGCTAGCTACATACCACTTTGCCATCGAAGACGATGTGGAGCTGTATAGCGTGACAACTATGATGCACAAAGCGTTCTCGGCTATGACGGGGGATAGCAAGATGAGAAGCCTGTTTGGTGACGACATAAGCCTGAACTAATGAACGGCCTTATCAGGAAGATAGTAGCTGGCCGTGATCCTAAGAAAGACGGGATGGCCTACTACGTAGGGATGAGCGTCGGAAGAGGGAACATATGCTCGATAGTATTCGATCAAGACTCTTTCGATATGTACGGGGTGACTAAGTACGTCATATACGTGCAAGAGCCAGAAAGCCAGGTGGCCTGGAAGACCATAGAAAACATGCCTTGTATAATTGAATACGACCTCGACTTTTAAAATGAAGCCTCTAGAAGCGTTCATAGTAACGATGGAAAAAAAGTTCAATGATACCATCACAATCGCTGGTGGCATTGAGCTGTATGTTGACCCTAAGTATGATGAGTTCAAGCATAGGGTCAACGAAGCAGAAGTGGTAGCTGTGCCTTATAAGTTTGAAACGGGTGTTTCACCAGGGGATACTCTGTACTTTCACCACCATGTGGTAATCAACAGTGGGCAACCGCTTACAGGAGAGGAAGACTCCTATATCGTTAATTACTCTGAGACAGCTCTAAACAACCAAGCCATAGCCTACAGGAAGAAGGGCACAGATACGGTGGTTCCCCTTGGTGGGTGGGTGGTATTGGAGCCAGTAGTAGAAGAGAAAAAGAAGCTGTCAGAGATCATAGAGGTGATAGAGTTCAAAGAAGAGGACGTAAAGAAGGGTAAAGTGACCTTTTACGCAGACTACTTCGACGAAATAGGAATCAACATCGGGGATGTAGTGGCGTTTAACCCAAAGTTTGGGTACAAGTTCAAGATTGACGAAAAAGATTACTTGAGGATACGCCTTATAGATCTGCTCTATGTCGAAACCAACTGAGTTCTCTAACGGAGACGCCGCAAAGAGGCTTATGGACGCCATGTCTCAAGCTATCAACAACATGATAGAGGAGATAAAGAAGCCAGTAGACCCAGAAGCAGGTGGTAGCGCTAGGAAAGCTGAGCTACAGTCTATTAAGCAGACTGCTATAGACTGCAAGGAGCTAATTGTTGAGAGACAGAGGTTGGAGGAACTGATACGTGAGTTAAATTCGGGATCTGAAATTGAATCAAGTAAAGATTATGCAGGAGGATTTGCAGAAAAGTTTTCAAAGTGAGGCTTTCTACGGTATGGAGGCCAGCGTGAACGTAGTAAAACATCGCTCATTCGATGATCTTGTTGACCTCGTTGGCAGTTGGGCTATCCACAAAGGTCTTGTATCTGAGGCTAATGCGACTCGCCAAATGCTTAAGGTTATGGAAGAAGTCGGAGAGGTGGCAGGAGCTTTAGCTAAAGGAAATAGAGACGACCTAATCGACGCTATTGGCGACAGCTTTGTGACTCTTATAATCCTTTCCAAGCAGATGAGCATTGACCCAGACTATGCTCTTGGTGTGGCATACGATGTCATCAAGAACAGAAAAGGGAAGACAGAGAACGGAGTATTCATAAAGGACAAGTAAACGGAAACCCTAAATAATATGTTAGACACCCTTGTAACTGTGGTTGATTCGCTGCCAGCGGCAGTGGACACCATCGCAGCTGTTGCAGATAGTGCAATGGTTGCTGTAGAAGCACCGAACGAAGCGAGTGCTGGAACCAGCTGGGTCGCGCTTGGAAATCTCATGGAGATTCTTGTGGCCTTGATGGTGTTGGCTAAAGTTGTCATCAACTTGACGCCGACAGAAAAAGACAACAAAGTCTTTGGACTTGTTGATTCTATCTTGAACACTATCGTTCCCGATAGAAGAAAGGCGTAAGCCTTTTTGGTCAGGTATCTCAACTGGTAGAGTGGTTGGTTTTTACCGATCGGCTGTGGGTTCGAATCCCTCCCTGACCGCAATCGCACCCGTAGCTCAGTAGGATAGAGCAACTGCCTTCTAAGCAGTCGGCCACAGGTTCGAATCCTGTCGGGTGTACAATTCAATTCAAATGAAGGTTAAACTACTTAACATCACCCCTGATGCTGAAAGGCATATCGTCGAAGTTGCGCGTGTTTCTAGCTCTCGCGAGAATAAGAAGGAGAATTACGAATCGCTCGTAAAGTACCTCATCGTAAACAAGCACTGGTCTCCATTCGAACACTCTTTTATGACGTTCGAAATAGAAACCAGCAAGGCTATCGCCATCCAGCTTCTTCGCCACAGGAGCTTTACGTTTCAGGAGTTTAGCCAGAGATACCAAGACGTAAACCAGCTTGGTGAGATGTTTGAGCCTGTAGAGTTGCGTTATCAGGCTGCGAATAACAGGCAGTCATCTACAGAGCCAGTAGAAAACTCTGTGCTTGATAGTAAAGTGAAGATGGTGCTTGCTGCATGTGAGCAGCTATACAACAATCTTATTGAGTGTGGGGTATCTAGGGAGACGGCTCGAATGATCCTCCCTATGACTACCAAGACGAAGATCCATATGAGTGGAAGCGTACGCTCTTGGATACACTTTTTAGACATCCGTGACGACACCCACGCTCAGTTAGAGATACAGATGATAGCCAAAATTATAAAAGCTATCTTTGCAGAGCAGCTCCCTTCAATAGGGAGGGCGCTTAAATTTAACTAAATGAGTTGTCTTGTAGACGTAAAAGGATACCAAGAGAAAGGGATCGCCATCGATCCTAACGGAACCCATGGAGACGCAATCGAGCTTCATGGGCTTCTTGTTGTATTGCCTAAGCAGCCTCAGAAGAAGGACATACTGTTCCATGAACTTCCAAAGAACAAGCAGTTCTGGAGGAGGGTAGAGGTTCCAGCTGAGCTTTCCAGGATAAAAACGATGGATGAGTGGATGGAAAGGCCGCAGGAATTTAGAAACAGATATTCCCCTTTCATCGAGAAGGAATTTAAAAGGAGAAGAGACGGGGTGTGGTTCTACAACAACGGAGTCCCTACATATATAACTGGGAGGAACTATATGTTCTTGCAGTGGACGAAGATGGACATAGGCTATCCTAACTTTCTAAATTTTCAGCGTGAGATATTTCTTCATCTGGCTGCTTGCGAGGTTGACGACCGTTGCCTTGGTCAGCTTTATACTAAGTGCCGTCGTTCTGGCTATACCAATATATGTTCCGCTGTACTTGTGGATGAGGCTACACAGGTTAAAGATAAACTTCTTGGCATACAGTCGAAGACTGGTAAAGACGCTCAGGAAAACATCTTCATGAAGAAGGTGGTGAACGTATTCAAGAACTATCCATTCTTCTTCAAGCCGATCCAAGACGGTACAACTAACCCCAGGATGGAGCTGGCGTTCAGAGAACCATCGAAGAGAATCACGAAGTCTAATAAGACGTCTAGGATGGGGGACGCTTTGAATACGATCGTCAACTGGAAGAACACCACGAATAACGCATATGACGGTGAGAAGCTACACATGCTCTACCTCGACGAAGCTGGGAAGTGGGAGAAGCCGTCAGATATAAAGGAGGCATGGAGAATCGAGAGGACCTGTCTAATCGTAGGTAAGAAAATCATAGGAAAGGCGCTGGTAGGAAGTACCGTGAACCCTATGGACAAAGGTGGGCGCGAGTACAAGAAGCTATGGAACGATTCAGACCCTGGGAAAAGAAACCAGAATGGAAGGACAGTGAGCGGTCTGTACTCTATATATATACCAGCTTACGAGGCGCTAGAGGGTTTCTTTGACATATATGGGAACGCAGTCGTAGAAAATCCAGAAAAGGAAGTGGAGGGCGTCGACGGGGAAAAGATTGCTATAGGGGCTAAGACGTTCTTGAGGAACGAGCGTGAAGCGTTAAAACACGACCCAAGGGAGCTAAACGAAGTTATCAGGCAGTTCTCTTTTACGGAGGACGAGGCGTTTAGGGACAGCATCGAGGGAAGCATCTTCAACATCGGTAAGATATACCAGCAGATAGACGCTAACAACGACCTATTCCCAAACCCTGTAGTTACAGGGAACTTCATGTGGAAGGACAAAGACAAAGAGGTGATGTTCTCCCCTACTCCTCAGGGCAGGTTTAAGGTATCCTGGATGCCGCCTCAAGAGAAGAGGAATGTGATCAGGGAGGAGAGAGGAAAATTAGTACCGCCTAACGGTCACATAGGATGCGGAGGGGTGGACACGTACGATATTGATGCCACGGTAGATGGAAGGGGATCTAAAGGCGCCATGCACTTATACAATAAGTTTAACATGGAGGTTCCATCTAACATGTTTGTAGTAGAATACAACTCTAGACCAGACCTAGCTAGCATCTTTTACGAAGACGTACTTATGTGCGCTTTCTTCTATGGCTATCCGCTGCTAGTAGAAAATAACAAATACGGGATATTCAGGTACTTCGAGTCAAGGGGATACGAAGAATACTTGATGGAGAGGCCAGACTTCTTGAGATCTGCAAACTCTCACGCAAACGTAAAGACGCGGGGCATACCATCCAGCTCTGCTGACGTAGTGCATGCTCATGCCCAGGCTATAGAGAACTTCATACACAACCACGTTGGCATGAATAGCGAGACATTTGAGATGGGGAACATGTACTTCAACAGAACCCTTGAGGACTGGATCGGGTTTGATATAAACAACAGAACTAAGTTCGACTTAACTATTAGTTCTGGATATGCGTTGCTTGCAGCCCAGAAAGCCAAAGAAGAAAAGAAGCCCTCTTCGTTTGTAGACAAGACGTTTTTCAGAACATATAAGATAAAAGAGTGGCATAGGTAGTTTGATTATATTTGCGGGAATATCGCAAATACGCCTTTTAATGTACAAAAGCGGAAACAAAAATAGAGGTGTTAAACTTTCTTCTGGGAACTTCCCAAACCCGTTGGCGTCTTCAGAAGAGAAGGCTACCATTGCGTATGGGTTGGCGTATGCGAAGGCAATATACAAGCAGTGGGGTAGGTTTGATGAAGACTCTTCTTTGTATAGAAAGAGATACCAGACTTTCGAAAGAAACAGGGATTACGCGAACGGAACTCAAGACACTATAATCTATAGGCAGCTTCTGACTTCTTCTGACCCTAACAACGGGGACGGAAGCATGATGAACATAGACTTCACTCCAGTTCCTATACTTCCGAAGTTTGTCAGAATTGTAGTAAACAAGATCCTGTCTCAGGCGCCATACCCGAACGTAGAGGCTATAGACCCGCTTTCTTCTTCTGCAAAAGACAAGGAGAAGAGAAAGATGGAGATGCTTATAAACTCTAAGCAGGCTCTTAGCGATATAAAACAAAAGACTGGAATGACTATCGGAGTTGATCCCGATGAGTTGCCAGACACGCTCGAAGAGGCAGAGATCTTCTTCGGTCAGAACATAAAGACCACCGCAGAAGTAGCCGCTCAGATAGCCACGAACCTTACGCTTGAGTGGAGCGACTTCAACGACAATATCTTCAGACGCTGTGTAAACGACATAGCCACTGTAGGTATGGCTGCGGTCAAGAGAAATAACGATCCTAACTACGGGATAGTTACGGAGTACGTAGACCCTTCGAACTTCATACATAGCTACACCGAAGATCCCAACCTCTCTGACATGACGTATGCTGGTCATGTAAAGCATATGTCTATACAGGAGCTCAAGAGGATTGCTGGGGATCAGTTTACAGAAGAGGAGTACGAAGAGATAGCGAAAGCAGCTCAGAAGATGTACAGCCTCGACGTGAACGGTCTTAGCAGAAGACAGTACGACAGCGGGACTGGAAGCGTTAGATATGGGTATGACGAGTATATGATAGATGTGCTTGACTTTGAGTTCTTGTGCAATGACGTCATTTACTTCGAAGAGAAAGAAAACAGACACGGAAACGTAGGGTTTCACTACAAAGGAGAGGCATATAAAACCCCTCAGAACTCCGTGTTCGAAAGACGCCCAGTGAAGCTGGATAACATGGTCGTCTATGGTGGATGTATGGTGATTTGCTGCAATAAGATCTTTAATTACGGCAAGAAGACCAACATACCAAAGAATATGCACGACATAACTAGGGCATGCCTCTCATACTCTGCCGTAGCAGTAAATATGAGGGATATGATCCCTAAGTCTATGGTAGACAACTGCATAGGATTTGCTGACCAGATACAACTCTCTCATCTCAAGCTCCAGCAGTCTATAGCTAAGGCGAAGCCAGACGGTATCATCATCGACATCGAAGGACTGGAGAATGTGCAGCTTGGAAAAGGAGGCGATCTCCAACCGCTTGAGTTGCATGATATATACGAGCAGACTGGCGTCTTCTACTATAGAAGCAAGAATCCAGAAGGCGGATTCCAGAACCCTCCGATCAGAGAGATAGGGAACACTATAAGAAACATCAACGAGCTTATAGGTATATACAACCACTACCTCAGGATGATACGAGACACCACTGGCATCAACGAGGCCATGGATGGTTCATCTCCGAAGGGGGATCAGCTGGTTGGGGTTAGACAGCAGGCTATTAGCGCTGGAAACAACGCCATATATGATATAACGAACTCTTCGCTGATACTGTACAAGAAGGTTTGCGCTGACGTTATAAAGAGCATACAGATCATCCCGAACGACTCTGTTATCTTCAGAGTATATGAGAACGCCATCGGTGCTCACAATATGAAGGTGATCTCTTCTTTCTCTGACTTGTACATGTTTAATTTCGGTATCACCGTAGTAAAAGACATGGAGGAGATTGAGAAGCAGTATCTCGAAAACAACATACAGATCTCTCTTTCTCAGAAAGAACTTGACATAGAGGACGCTATAGCTATACGTCAGCTCAAGGACATCAACCAAGCAGAGAAGCTGTTGATCCTGAGAAGAAAGAAGCGCATGGCTACGCAGCAGCAGATGGCTATGCAGAACTCTCAGATGCAGGCCCAGATGCAGCAGCAGTCAGCTGCTCAGTCAGCAGAGATTAGAATGCAGGAGTTGCAGGCACAGTCTCAGATAAAGGCTCAGGAGATGCAGCTTGAAGCTCAGCTTAAAGTGCAGGTAGAGCAAGCGCTTCACGAGCTTAGAAAAGAGATAGAGCAGATAAAGGCCGAGGCATACGCTTATTCAAAGGACGCAGATAACTCTTTCAAGAAAGAAGTGGAAGGCATGAAAGAGGACCGAAAGGACGAGAGAGTTAAGAAGCAAGCGGTAGAGCAGAGCAAGCTTATATCTCAGAGAGACGGGAAGAGAGGAGAGCTGGAGGAGATAAGAGAGCGTGCCGCTGAAGCAGCGCAGGAAATTTCAACTGGAATCATTTCAAGAATACTAGGAAGATGAGCAACGTAGTAAATCTTGATGTCGCCAAAAGAGTGGACATCATATGCAGAAAGGGTGATACGTTTAAGCTTGAGATAGATCTTAAGGCAGCTGACGGTACTCTCGTTCCAGCAGGGGCGTACACTTACAAGATGGAGGTTAGGGCTTACGATTACGCAAATACTTCGTATACAGACCCAGCGGGGGATACTGATGCTACGATAATTCTTTCTACTGAAGACGCAAGCACGCTTGTAAAGAAGATAACTTCAATCAATAATGTTGCTGGGAAAGCAACATTTGGCGTTACAAGCGCTATCATGAAGACGGTTGCTGCTGGATTGTATGTGTACGACATAGAGGCAACTTCTACTGGGGCTACTCCAGAAACACAGACTTGGTTGTACGGAACATTTAAGGTCAACGAAGACATATCTGTGTGATGAATGTTGGATTCACCTTACCTCCAGGAAATTCAATATCTATAAACGTACCAGAGTCGCAGTCAGTCAAGACTGTGAGATCTGAGTTCGCAACCATATCTATTACTTCTGACAACCAAGTATCGCTGGACATAACCACCCCAGCGAACAACAGCCTCGCGTTCTATCCTCCGACCCAGTCGGTGGTAAAGACGAGTCTTGAAAGACAGAACTCACTGTCTATATACCCTTACAATCAGATACCAGTAGTAGAGATAGTACAGGGATCGGACTCTAAATATGGGGCGTTTTATTCTACAGCAATACAGAACTCTGTTGGTGCAGAATTAAAAAACACTATGTCCTTCCCGACAGAAGACATAGCCAATGGGGTTACGGTTATTGAAAACAACAAGCTTAAGTTCCTGACTTATGGTGTTTATAACGTCCAGTTCTCTGCTCAGTTTGATAAGACTGCTGCCGATATAGATTATGTTGACATATGGTTCTCTAAGAACGGAACTGACTTAAAAGAGTCAAATGCTAGGATAGAGTTAGACAAGAGCAACAACAAGATGGTTGCCTCTTGGAACCACTTAGTTAGGATAGAGAATAACGACTACGTTCAGATACACTGGTCTTCTAGCGAACCTACTGTAAGGTTGTATTACGAAGACACGGCGCAAACGCTGCCGCTAAGACCTAGAATACCGTCCGTAATTATAACGGCTCACCTTGTGGCTAGTGAGGTTGCTGGACCACAGGGACCTGCTGGTCCTACTGGGCCTCAAGGTCCTACTGGACCTCAGGGGCCTGCTGGCCCTACTGGAACTGGAGGCACTATAGGACATTATGGGTCATTTTATAGCTCTTCGAACCAACTTATAACTACGGCAGATACTGCTCAGGCAATAACTTTTAATGGGACGTATGCATGGAATGGAATTTCGATACAAAACAACTCTAGAATTGTTATTGCAAACCCAGGGACATACACGCTTTCATGCGTTCTTCAAGTAACAAACAAGTCAAA